AACAATCTTTGTTCTTGCTCATCCCATTTTGAAAAATCACTCATAGTTTTTGGTGTTTTGATTTATAAAATATTGATAAGGTTTTCTATGTCAGTACTAACTAACTCATCTACATCGGATTGATCCTGTATAGATGCTATGCCGTGCATGACAGTACTATGGTCACGGCCAAACAAATCGCCAATAGATTTAAGCTTTAACTTAACTCTAGTTCTTATTAGATACATAGACATATGTCTAGCCATTACAAGTGTTCTGTATCTTTTTTTGCCTCTGATCTCTTCATTAGTGATATTGTAATAGGTACATACCTTGGCAATAATCTCATTAGCAATAGCTTCTCTTTGTCTTGGGTTAAGCTTCTGCTTACGAATAGAAGGTATAGCCCAATAGTCCATTTTATTCTTGATGTTCATAGATAGAGTTTTTAAGTTGTTCAATTTTCTTTGCGTAGAAGGCTTCTACAACTTCTATCATCTCCTCATCAGCCGCAGCTAAACGAGTTTTTATTAGGTAGGGTGAATAGCCTGTTACCTCACAAATCTTTTTAATATCGCCATACTTAAGTAAGGCACGATAATCTCTAATCAGCATTTTTTAGTTTTTTATATAGTTTATAATGTCTATCGATTGAACGCATTGCTCCTTCAATAGATGTGAAATAATCTCCTCTCCAGTAGTAGAACTTATCTAAGGGTTTTTTGCTATCCCAATGAATAAACATACCACGATAGAGGTAATCCTTTTTGATCCTGTGGGCATCTATTGTGACCATGAAATAGTCACGAAGCCCTTTTTGTTTTAGATGTGATGGGGTTGGGTGCACGATTGCAGATTTTTATTGGGTGATTGAATAGCGTGTTTCTAGTACTTGCACAATAGGTTCAGTCTTTACTCCACTAGATATGTTTATGAATCTATCATAAGCTTTCTCCTTGCTATGACTTAAGGAATTTTCCATAAATAACTCATCTTTTCTAGTGTAGTAGATTACTGATTGCGTTACTACATTTGTTTCTGTTACGAACTCGAATTTTGCCATGTGTTTAAGGTTTTTTGGTTGTTAAAAATATCCCTACTCCCATTGGGATAACCCACTAACGATTATAATTTGTTTAATTAGTAGGGATAGTGCTTTAAGTGTTAGGGTAAATCTTGTTAAGTTTTTTGTGTCGTTCAAAGTAGCTTTGTGCCCCACGAGATTTTTGCTGACTCATAATGTTCTCGTGATACACAGGATCTAAAAAGGTTTTTGCCTCGTAGTTGTAGTAAACTTGGTCACCACGACTGAAGTTTTTGCCAGTAAGACTGCATCTGCAATCATACTTGGCGGTGATTAATTCAAAATTCATAGATGGGTTTTTTGTTTTGTTTGGTAAAATTAAGGAGTTTTTGTTATTATTTCAGATTTTTATGTTAAAGTTTTCACAAAAGATTTTTGCGTGATCCGAGCAGATTTTTGTCCGCATGGGATTTTTAGGGGATTTTTAGCAGGTTTTTGCCTAGGGGTTTTTGGCAGGTTTTTGGCCATATGCAAAAATTGTCTATTAGTTGCATAAACAACTAATGTTTAAACATTAATGTTATAACATTGATATTTTTTACTTTGCATAGTATTGCAGAGCTTAAAAATACCCTTTTAAGCCTATTTTAAGCCTCAAATTTGCCCTATCTTTTAAAATTGATATAAGGATACCAATTAAAATTTTAGGGCTTATTTTGGGCTTCTAATTGCTTGATAATTTTATCTATTATCAGGATCAATTTAGGGAGCTCCTTTTTTGTTGTTTGGATCATGTTTATTTTGTTAGATATTCAACCCAATTTTGTTGGATCTGTTTTTTATAGGCCTTAAATTGTTTTAATGCCTGGGCCTTTGTGTAACCCTGGTAAATTCGTTTTGTGTATTGACTGTTAATGATGTCACTTACCAGATAACAATTAGCAGCAATTTTAGTACATAGCATAAAAGTAAATTTTGGTTAATATAAAAGCCCCAATTTAGGGGCCTTTATTTCGCTTATTAAAAGCTCATCAGTTAACCTGCTTAATCGTGCATATCTATAGGCATCAAGATACCAAAGCCCTCCATATCTTTGTGAGTTACCTTAATAGCCCTTTTTTTGCCAAAAAAAGTATAAATAAAATTATTTGTACTTTGGTTGAACACTTCGCAAAGATCCTGTAGGTACAAAGGATTGAACGAAATAAGATCCACGGCCTCAACTGTGCTTTGTTCTGTAGGTAGCACCTGTTCACAATTAGGATATTTTAGGCCTAAATTACTAAATGCCTCCAATGTCAAAATATCAATGATGCCTAATTTCCCTTTTTTATCGAAGGCCTCCAGGTAGTTATCTTTGATATTGTAATATAAGGCCTTGTAAAAATTGCCTTTTTTCCAGGCATCAGCTTTAAAATAAAATTCTGTAGGTGCATCAACCGGCAAAGATCCAAAGGCCTCGTTAATTGGGATCTTTATTAATTTGTGAGCATCTGTAGCATAAACGAAGCCATTTTTTACTTGAATGTACTCAAATGCAGGTCTGAAATTGTCTTTTGTTGTAACTAAATGTAATTTTTTCATGTGTTTTTTGTTTTGTTTGTTTGTTTATTAATTGTTTAAATTGGATAAAATATAAATACCTTCTTTTATTTTTTGCTGAGTTTCTTTTTTACACTCGTTTAAAAATATATTTCTGTATTTTCCTGTAGTTCTGGAATAATCCCAATAAATAGGATCTAGATAAGTTTTACCGCCTTCAACCTTTACGATAATACTTCTATATGATTGAAAATAAACGGCCGTTTCTGTTCTAATTTCGAACTGGTTGGCAATTATATTGCCTTTGCTAGATATTAAGTTTTGTACTTTCATGTTTTGTGGTTTTTATTGTTATTTGATATAAATAGTAAATTCAGGGCCATATGCCAAACGATACTCATTAACTAGGTATTTTGCCTCTTGTAGTGTTTCGGCGGTATCAATTTCCTCTTTGCCGTATCTTGATGAGGCCATTATTTTGTATGTTTTTTTCATGTTATTTATTTTTTAATGTTTGGTAAATTGTTTTGATAAGGGCATAAACTAGAATACTTACCACGCTGATAATAAGTAATTCAAAAAGGGTTACTACTTGCATGGCTCGTTGATTAATAAGTGAATAAATAACCTAGCAATAGAACCAACAAAGTAAGCAACTAGGCCAATGAATAACAGGGGTAAAATTGTTTCGCTGAAATAGTACATAAAATAAAGTTTGTTTTGTATGTCAATATTGACTGAATAAAGATAGGTAACTATTCAATACAAAGTTAAAAAAGATTAAAAATAATTAAAAGTAATTTGTTAAAATATTGTTATAGTATTAATGTGTATAAATTACACTAAGGTATTCGGTTTATATAATTATTAGTATAGTATATATTACCTAATATAGTATATATTATATAATATAGGCTATATTAATCAATATATATATTACCTAGTATATTCTATATTGGATAATATAGGGATATAATAATACATAAATTGAATTGATATATTACAGGTTGATTTGTAGCGAATGCAAAGGAGAGCGTAAACTATCAATATAATAAAAATGTATATTTTTGCCTCCTAGATAGGGCTAAAAAGACTACGAATGTTATCGTATTTAACATAATGGTAATTATAAGACAATTTAGGTATTGATTATCAATGACTTAAGAAAATAAGTTTGTAGGAAAGTCTTCGTAGACCGTATACCCTATTGTTTCGTACGGAAATTTTCGTAGATCCCTTGTGCCCTCCAATATTCTGATATCAACCATTGTTTTAACATTTTTTGATATTTGATTTTTTTTATTTTCCATATAACCCATTATAATTTATTATAATATGAAAGACACAGTAGCCAAGAGAACTTACAGATGTAAATGCGGAGTATCTACAGAGGATTATGTTTGGGATAGTTCCATAAGGGAACATACCATCAAGTGTACTAAGTGCGAAAGTGTGCTTAGCTTTGACCATATTAAGGTAGAGAAGGTAGTACATATCACATCTATCCGAACACCAACTAAAAACCGATAATATGAATGCAGAGTTCAAGGATATTAGCAAAGAAGCTTTTATCATAGCTTACAAGGAGAATTTTGGCAATATCACCATTGCTTGTGAATCAGCAGGGGTTGGTAGAGGCCAATATAAGGCCTGGTGTGATAAAGATCCTGAGTTTAGACAAAGACTAGCTGAAATAGAGCCCGAGGAGATTATGCTTGACTTCGGTGAGCATAAACTGATGGAAAGGATTGCTAAGGGTGATACCTTGGCTACAATGTTCCTGTTAAAGACCAAAGGTAAGCGTAGAGGGTATATCGAAAGGCAAGAGGTTGCTCATGAAGGAGATGTGGTTAAGCAGATTACTGTTAATGTTCTAAAAGCTAACCATGTAGAAGAGCTACCAAATAGTACGCAGCAGTTAGATGGAGATGAGAATGCTGCCATCGAGGATAGCGGATTCGTGGTTCCAGCTACCGAAGCTGCTAATATCCAAGATATCCCACTTTACGAGTTTGATAAGGAGGTAGATGTTCCTAATGAGATGGATATTTATGAAGAATAGATCCGTAGGATATGAGAATAGCTCTATTTAGCATTTTAAGGCGATTCTAGGGCATATCTGCCTTTGAGTAGTACTATCTATCCAAAAAGGGGTAGGGTGTCTTAAAACGCTTCTAATTGCGTTTTAGAGTTATTTGGTGTTTTTAGAGTTATATTTCTAATTTAGGCATATTGCATAAAATTTTCGGAAAAATTCATGCAGATTGGAAATATATGTCTAGTTTTTTATACTAAAAACATGACATTTGGCAAGATATAAGTAGTCTATATTCTGCCAAATTCGGTAATGAACCCCTGCCAATATCCGAAATAGTGTTAGATATTTATCTAAATATGTGACATAGTCAGTGGTAACTCGGTTAATTGTTGTAACATTATTAGGGTAGATATGTTACTGATTTATATAGGATTGTAACAAAATTTGTTAATTCTTTAAATCGCGCTTGTTATATCTTTTAACATATAAAAGTTAAAAATGTTACAAAATAGGTGCAAATGAATATAAATGGGCGCAAAGTAGTAGTAATACTACCCTATTATCAAAAAATGTAAACTCTGCAAGTTTTGATATTACTCAATGAAGTGAGTAATTTTACTCAATGAGCCGTAAATGATTGATAAACGGCTCAAGAATGATTGATAAAGTGCCTTATAAAGCACAAAAGCATATCAGAATGTGCATTTTATGACGCATTATGCACTCATTAGTG